TGCCGCTTCAGTCTTCGCAGTATTACCGGCTGCGCCCGGATAAGTTGCAGTAGCCATGTCAATCTCCTAGATTATTTGACTCGACCCTCCGCATAAGCTGCCATGATTTCGTCTGACAAAGCTTGATAACGATCAGGGTCATTCTTCATTAGTTTAATAATGTCGGCCCTACGATATACCTTCTTACGACTACCTTCAGCACTGCCTCGTGCGTTACCTGTGTTAGCTGCTTTCAGTGTCTGCTTACGTGCCTGTTTTTCAACCTTGGCAGTCTGCTGGGCTACTGTCTTCCGTTCTTTCCAGAGTGAGAAGAGTTCGTCCGCAGAGTCAGCGTCGTACTGTTGGTCAGCTGCTACAAACAACTGAGTCCTAATCTTAGATGCTTTGATCCACTCAGCAAACTTGGGATCACCAAGAATTTGCTGCATGTCTGGATGTTTAGCTTGAAGCGTAGCCAATGATGACTGCTTCTTGTACTGCTCAGAGTACTGCTGTGCTTCTCTAATTTTAGGGTGATTCTCAATAGCACGATTAACGGCTGCTTGAGGATCTGTAAAATAGTCTATATCGTCTTCAGGCTCAACGTATTGTTGAGGTGCTGGTGGTTGCGTTTGAGTACTAATGTAATCATCTACAACCTTACGAAGTTCACCTACTTCAGAAGACTGACGACCCAGTAGCTTTTCAGCTTCTTGGTGCATCTGTACAACTTCTTCTAAAGACTTACCTTGATACTTATCTGGTAAGCTTAGTTCTTCTTGAGGTTTCTCAACTTCTGTTTCTTGTTGAATCTCATCAACTTCGTTTTCAATGGTGTCCACGTTTTCCTCTTCAGGTTGTGGATCAAGCATCATAGCTCGTGACATAATTAAACTCCGTGATTATAATCATTGTGGAGACTTCTTTTTACCTGCTTTTTCGTGTTCTCGTACCCATTTCATGTGCTGACCGGGGAAGTCCCCAGTAGAACCATCAAGGTGAAAAGACGGGGCAGATACCAATTTAGTAGCGTTAGCGCCACAACCGCACCTACTGGTTGTAACGCCAGACTCTACCATTTCTTCAAAGACATGTCCGTTTGTACAACGGAAGTCATAAATTTTAAACATCTACAGGGCCTTCTTCTTCGGCTTCTGCTTGCTCTCTAGCCGCTTCTATAGTACCTTGAAGGTTGATTACAGTAGCAAAAGCAGCAACTTGGCCTTTACGATAGAAAAATTCCTCTGTGTCTTTGACTGTCTGAATGTCAGCCAGTTGTTGTGCATTGTTAGATAACTCTTGTACGAGTTGTTTGAAACCTTCGTGGTTGAAGAGTTCGTTGTAGTTGTCGAAGTAGGTTTCAAGCTCAGGAGTCATAGTTTCCTCTAATGTTGTTAACTATAGTTTTATTATAGCATACTTTTATGCGGTTGTCAAGCTTTTCTTGTGGACTTCCTACGTCTACCTGAAGCTGTAACTGCATGTTTAATTGCTTTGGGGCCAGTCTTACGACGAGCAGAAGAAGCTTTTTCAGCTTTGGTCATCTTAGCTGCAACAGCCTTAGGACGACAAGAGGGGTACGGACGCTTAGACTCACCTTTCTTTGCAGACTTACGTCCACAAGGTTTACCTGTCTTAACGTCTACCCACTCTTCCTTAAACCACTTCTTAAGGGCTGCACCCTTTTTACTTTTTCTTACGGCCACTTTTATTACCCCAGTTCTTAGCGCCTACCTTGCGGCATTTGGCGACTGCACCAGAAGCGTACGCAGAAGGCCAGACTTTGTACCTAGCCTTAACCTTACGCGCACAAGCGTCGTTAGCTTTTTTACGTTTGGCTGGCATTAGTAACCTCGTTGCCCACCGGGACGCATTGGCTTCTTTTTCTTTTTGTTAGTAGCTGCACGTTGCCCACGCTTTGGTAGGCTTTTGGCTTTAGGTTTCATCTTATAGCCGGGCATAGCTTTCTCCTTTGCTGTCTTAGACAAGTCTTCAAAATGGAAAAGTTTTACAGATGTTTTTCCGTGAGTTTTACCTGAGTGTAATGAACCGTCAGGCATCTTGTGCGTACCGCCTGTATATTCAGTGCCGTCACGTTTATAATGTTTTACACCTTTAGCCATAGTATTACCACTTTTTGCATGACCAGTATCTAGCTGTCAGCTTACTGGGTGGGTTTGTGTCACACTTGTGACGCGCTCTGAACGACTTACGTCGCTTAGGTTGGTCTTTCTTAATAGTCATCTTAGCGTCACCAAAACGTATAGTCTTGGTTTTGTCGCCTTGTTTTGCTACTACTACAAACTTCTTAGTCGGATGATTAGGCGTTCGCTTTGGTTTGTTGTACCCGCTTACTCCTGCTCGTGCTAGTTTTGGGTCTTTGGACTTTGGCATTACATAGTTCCTCCACCTTGGTTTCCAGTTGGTCCACCTTGGTTTGTAGGTCTGCTAGGAGTTGGAACGTCCCTTGGAACTCTTGGTTGACTCGCTGCAGGAGCAGGCGCAACTCGTGGTCTGTTAACATTAGTTTTACCTTCTATTTGCTTTTCTTTGAGGAGAGTATCGGCCACTTTCATACGGCGTTCAAACTCTTTGTCTTCAGCGTCACCTTCACGAAGGTTTCGGGTGACAGCATTGATACGGTCGATTTCAAGCTCCTGTGGCACTGCCTGAGCCTCTGCAGCCAGCTTGGTAGCTCTAGCTTGTGACTCTTGCGCTTGAGCAGCCAAAGCCGCTGTCTGGGACTGCTGGAACTCCAACTGTGCTTGTTGTGCTGCCTGAGCCATTTGCTGCTGCTGTGGATTAGGCTGCATTGCTTGAGCCATGGCTGTTAACAGTTCTTCACGGTTAGACAGGTTCATGTTGTCGATAATGCTTTGGATCAACGTATTGTACAACGGTGAGTCTTTTTGCATAGTCTGTAGTAGTTGTACAAGCTGAGTGACCTCGTACTCCCTAGCGATAATGCCTAGAGTGCTGCTTGCGTTAAACTTGTAGTCAGCTACAGGGTAGTTTTCTGGGTCAAACTGCATGTACCGATAGGCTGCTTTTTTGACAAACGGAATCAGGAAGGACTGCTGGAAGTTAATCAGGGTGCGCTTGTGTCGCTTAATAATAGCGCCAAGAGACATACTAATACCAGCGGCAGTAGCCTCGCCGTTAACACTACCAGCGATTCCTGCTGAGTCAACTGCTCCGGTGGCTTGCTGTACCATCTGCTGCAATGCTCCTGCTTGAGCAAAAGTGATTTGACTAACTTGACCAAAGTTAAACGGTTGAAGTACTTCACGGGGATTTCCACTGGTTAGGATCATCTTGCCGGGGCGTACTTCTGGTTTTGCACCGCGCGGCAAACGAGTAGCGTCAATAGCCATCATTGGGTGGATCGTAAGGCTTAGTGCGTCGATACGTGCGCGTAACTCTGTGTCCAAAGCCTTTTGACTGTTGTAGCCTTTTTCGCAGACCCCACGACCCCAGAAGCGTCCGGGTACTACGTCCCAAGGGAAAGCAACAACAGGACGATCCATCATCATGTAAGGGTTAGCTTCTGCCTTCAACAAAATACCGCTATTAGCAATCACTACAACGGCTTCTACGTACTTTGAACCAGAGTCTTCCTCAGGTACTGCTTCTTCGTCATCTTCGCTTACAGCGGAATTCAGAAGCTCTCGTGGCACTAAACCATAGTACTTAGTGAGTCGTACCTTGTCGTCATTGTAAATAGTGATGTCTTGGTCAGGCTCAAGATCGGTGTCAGGAGCAGCAGGACCAACATAAACACTTTTGTAAACACCTTGTTCCTGCAACAGTTCTACTTGGTGTAGGCTTACGAATTCGTCTACAGCAACACCCATAGCGTCTTCTACAGAGGTAGCCACAGGGTCAATCAAAAAGTTCTGAGGCAGTACAGGCTTGAGTTTAACCTTAACACGGTCTGTGATGTTTACTCCTACTGCTTGCAAATCTCCTCCCATAATGGGTTGAGTAGCAGGAGCCATCTCCTTCATTTCTTCAATAATGATTTCGCCAACGCCTGTACCAAAAACTGCAGCATTGATAAGACACTCTGCTACAGCCTTACGTACCATGCAGTCTTCAAAGTCTTCTGTGAGTTTATTCCTAAGGAACTGTACGTCTTGCTTGTTGGTGTCGCCAAGGTTGTCGCTTACGTCAAACCATTTGCCACGACCAAAGGTGGCTTCCTCTAGTTCTGCTACATTAGACTCAACTGCCTGTTGAAGTGCAGGAGAAATAATACGGGAACGCTCAGACCTACGCTCACTGTCAGAAGGGTCCCATATACCACGCCATAGTCTATAATATTCTTCAAATCTCTGTTCATAATTACTTTCGTAGTAGTCCCTCCAGTCTTCACACTTGGTTATAACCCAATCTTCAATCGTTTCTTCAACCATAAGCGGGTCTTGTTCATATAAGTCAGTCATATTAGTATCCTGCTACCACGTCTAAAATTTCATGGTCTTCTATTTCGTAGTCGTAGTCGTACGCTACATTTGCCAGTTGGTCAATGTACGCCAAAGCGTCCACCAAGTCGTCATGGGTCAAAGGGTCAGGAAACTGGAAGAGTTGGTCTAGGAATCTAGAGTTCCACTCTCCTTTGTTCAGCGTAATGTACCCATTTTCAAAGCGCCCTTGTAGCGCCCACATTACTCTGTCTGTTTTCTTTTTGTTGCCGTGTGTCAACTCTTCTACTCTAAAGAATGTTCCGTACCGCTTCTGTAGATCC